CTGAAGTTGTCTTGAACCACGAGATGAAGAAGCAGAAAGATGGCCGTGCGGCATATGGCGAGATGAACACGACGATGCAGGAGTTAATCCGCGCCTTCCGTGATCTTCCCGGTAAGCACGTCTACATGAGCGCCAAACTGGAGAAGTCTCAAGACGAGATGGGTAAGTTGCTCTACAACCCCGGGATGCCGGGAAAGAGCCTCACGCAAGGCTTGCCGTACTTCTTTGACGAGGTGCTGGCTTTGCGCGTAGAGCGTGACGGCGAAGGCGTAACGCAACGTGCGCTGATGTGCGACTCGGACGGCCTATGGCTGGCAAAGGATCGCTCGGGCAAATTGGCGGCTTGGGAAGCACCTGATCTGGGTGCGATCATTAAGAAGATCGGGGACAGAGCATGATTGAAATGAAAGACGATGGTGGGTCGCCTTGCTCTGAGGTGTTGTCGTTGCGCGATTACTTTGCGTCGGCGGCTATGCAATCACTCATTTTGGACAAACATTTTCAAGAAATGTCTAAAGAAAGTCCTGCTTGTTTGTATGAATTGTGGAATGAAGTAGCTGTTGAATCTTACGATTGTGCTGACGCCATGCTGAGAGCGCGGGAGATCAAATGATTGAAACCACCGACATGGCCCTGTTGGCCCAGATGTGGCTCAGAGCAAAGCAAGAAGAAAAAGATGCAACAGAAGATCGACGCGATATTGAGGACCACATCAAGAAGCTGGCACATATCTCAGACCAACTTGACAGCACCGAGACCGTTGGTGCAGCAGGGTTTGAGATCAAGATCGAGGGACGCATTGACCGAAAGATCGACAGCGTCAAGCTCCAAGAGCTAGCCCTCGAGGCTGGCCTCTCCGATCACCTTCCGAATTTGTTTCGCTGGAAGCCCGAGATCAATATGTCGGTCTGGAAAGCTGCCGACGAATCAATCACGCGGCCTCTGGCTGGCGCAATTACGGCCAAGCCTGGCCGTCCCTCTTTCAAAATTACCTTCAAGGAATAAATCATGGCTTTTCTCTCCGAATCTTTTGACATCAACGAGATGCCTGCTGGAAAAAGCAGCGGCTTTGAACCCCTGCCCGCTGGCTGGTACACCGCCACCATCACGCAGGCCGAACTCAAAGACACCAAGGCAGGCACGGGCCAGTACATCAAACTGCGCTATGACATCACCGGCCCCAGCCATCAGGGTCGTATCGTGTTTGGTAACTTGAACATCAAGAACCCCAACCCCAAGGCCGAGGAGATTGGCCGCGCTGACCTTGGTGAGATCATGCGTGCGATTGGGCTGGGCAAGGTGACCGACACCGACCAGCTCATTGGCGGTCAGTTGGGCATCAAGTTGGCGATCAAAGAGGATGCTCAGTACGGTGCGAGCAACGAGGTCAAGGGCTACAAGTCGCTCGGCGGCAGCGTAGCGCCTAGCGCCACACCCGCAGCCCCAGCTGCTGCTGCCACCAAGAGCGCTGCGCCTCCGTGGGCTAAGAAGTAAAAAAAAGCCCCGCACTTTTTACGGTGCGGGGCAATCATCAACTAAAACTAGGAGTGGGCACATGGAAATACCCGAGTCGGATCATAGCATCCAGGCGCTTATTGACAAGCACCACGAAGGAAAAACAGAGGCACCAAGGGCACATTTGGGGGCCAGCACTCTAGGCCACGCCTGTGACCGCTGGCTGTGGCTGTCGTTTCGGTGGGCGGTGCAGCCTAAGTTCTCTGGCCGCATCCTGCGCCTGTTCCGCAGGGGCCAAAACGAGGAGGCCACCATCATCAGCGATTTTCGCGCCATTGGGTGCGACGTCCGCAAGGTATCGACCCAGCACCGGGTGGATTTCGGAAGCCACGTTTCTGGATCACTCGATGCCATCATCGACAAGGGTGTGCCGGGAGCACCCAAGGCCAAGCACGTTGCCGAGTTCAAGACCCACAGCAAGAAGTCATTCGAAGACATGGTGAAAAACGGCGTGGAGAAATCCAAGCCCGAGCACTTCGTGCAGATGCAGGTCTATATGCACGGCACGCAGATTGACCGGGCGCTGTATGTGGCGGTCTGCAAAGACGATGACCGGATGCACACCGAGCGCGTGAAGTACGACAAGGAAGTGGCTGAGAAGGCGATACGCCGAGGCCACTACATCACGCTGTCAGACAGGATGCCGCCGCCGATCAGCACCGATGCGAGCTGGTATCAGTGCAAGTTCTGTGATGCCCATGATTTCTGTCATGGGGAAAAAACCACCAAGCACGCCAACTGTCGCACCTGCGCTCATGCAACGCCGCTGTCAGACAGCACTTGGCACTGCGCTCGCTGGGATGATGTGATCCCGGTGGAGGCCCAGCAAGCCGGGTGCGAGAGCCATGTTCTGCATCCTGATCTGGTGCCTTGGCAGCGCAAGGATGGGCCTAACGAATGGACTGCGATCTACATAATCGACGGCAAAGAGGTGGCTAATGGCCAGCCAGCCAATGGTGTGTTTGGAAGTAAAGAAATCCTAGCCAACCCGAGCGAGTGCGCTGATCCTGGTGAGCAGCTGTCCAAGTTGCGGGAAGAGTTCAATGGAAGGATTGCTGGCTAATGCTCCGTGACTACCAACAACGCACCATAGACCAGTTGTACGCATGGTTTGATGATGGTGGCAAGGGCAACCCTTGTCTGGTACTGCCAACCGGCTCAGGCAAGAGCCACATCGTGGCAGCACTGTGTAAGGATGCCTTGCAGAACTGGCCCAGCACTAGGGTGCTGATGCTGACTCATGTCAAGGAGTTGATCGAACAGAACGCAGAGAAGATGCGCCAGCACTGGCCTGGCGCACCGATGGGCATCTACAGCGCCAGCATTGGCAAGCGCGACCTGGGTGAGCCGATCACCTTTGCGGGCATCCAGTCGGTGCGAAGCAAGGCGCGGGAGATCGGTCACGTTGACCTAGTGATCGTTGACGAGTGCCACCTTGTCAATCACAAAGACGAAGGTGGCTATCGCAGACTGCTCGAGCAATTGAACGCCATCAACCCCGACCTGCGAGTGGTGGGCCTGACGGCCACGCCTTACCGCCTGGGGCACGGGCTGATCACCGACAAGCCCGCACTCTTTGATGCGTTGCTGGAGCCAGTGAGCATTGAAGAGCTGGTGTTTAAGGGCTACCTGTCCACACTGCGCTCTAAGGTCACCAAGGCCAAGCTGGACACCTCTGGCGTGCACAAGCGCGGGGGCGAGTTCATCGAGAGCGAACTGCAAGCCGCTGTGGACACCGATGATCAGAATCAGGCGGTTGTCCAAGAGGTGATTGCCTTGGCTGGTGACCGCAAGGCATGGCTGGTTTTTTGTGCTGGTGTGCAGCACGCCCAGCACGTTGCCGAGGTAATGCGCCAGCATGGTGTGGCTGCTGAGTGCGTGACGGGTGAGACGCCAAAGAAGGAGCGCGAGCGGATGCTGACCGATTTCAAGTCGGGCAAGCTGCGTGCGCTCACCAACGCCAACGTCCTGACCACCGGCTTTGACTACCCCGACATCGACCTGATCGCAATGCTGCGCCCTACCATGAGCGCGAGCCTCTATGTCCAAATGGCGGGCCGGGGGATGCGTGTCAAGAGCCACACCGATCATTGCCTGGTGCTGGACTTCGCTGGCGTCGTGGCAACGCACGGCCCGATCACTGCTGTGCAGCCCCCTAAGAAGGGCGGCGACGGAGATGGCGAAGCCCCGGTCAAGGTGTGCGACAACTGCGACGAACTGTGCCCCATCTCAGCGCTCGTTTGTGCAGCCTGCGGCCATCCTTTTCCAGAGCGCGAGGAAAAGAAACTCAAGTTGCACAACGATGACATCATGGGCATGGCGGGCAAGGATTTTGAGGTCACCAGTTGGAGCTGGCGCAGGCACATCAGCAAAGCCAGTGGCAATCTAATGCTGGCCTGTACCTACTACGGTGGCCTGTCGGATAAACCGATCACCGAGTACTTGACAGTGCTAAACGATGGCTACGCAGGCCAGATGGCCATGCAAAAGCTCGTGACGATTGCAGAGAAATGTGGCGCTGATCTGTCAGACCTGCGTAGGCTACAGGATACAGAGGCGCTCGATTACATCGTCATCCAGATGGGCAAGGCGAAACATCCGAACGCCATTGAGTACCGCATGGATGGCAAGTTTTTCAAAGTCGTAAGGAGAACGTGGGATGAGACACCAAGAACCTGAAGCAGTCATGATTTACAGGGAGCGAATCAAGACCGCCCCACCCAGGTGCTGCCACACTTGCGAGCACTACGGCACCGATGGCCTGTGCATCGAGTTCTGGATGCAGCCGCCCGAGGAGTTCGCCTCTACCGTGGACGGTTGCGACAAGTGGCAGCAGGAGGTGAGCTTTTGAAAGACGCCATTCCGAGCGAGCACCTCGAGCAGCGCGAGCTGGTGCGCTGGTTTCGCCAGACTTTCAAAGGCGTCCGCATCTTTGCAATACCCAACGGAGGGCTTAGGAGCCTCTCTGTAGCCGCCAAACTCAAGGCTGAAGGGGTAAGTAGCGGTGTGCCCGATCTGTGCGTCCCAGCGTGGCGGCTGTGGATTGAGATGAAGCGGGTCAAAGGCGGGAGCCTGAGCGCCGAGCAGAAGGACTGGATCGAATACCTTGAGGGTGTGAATTACTGGTGTATAGTGGGCAAAGGTGAGGAGGACGCCAGAACAAAGATCCTCGCATTTAAAGAAGACCATGACAAAAGATCGTTACATGACAATTCGCCTCCCAGCTGACGTAGAGGCAGCTCTGCGCCAGCAGGCCCGAGACAACACCCGCACGCTGGCGGCGCAGGTTCTGCACTACATCAAGCAGGCGTTGTCGCAAGAAAGCAACAAGGTAAAGGGTTAGGGTTTGTCCTAGGTTGCGGATGTGTGAAATTGTGGGAAGATACATTCATCGACAACGCAAACGGAGCAAACGAAATGGACAAAATCATCAACATCGACGGCGACACCTGGCAAATCATCGGCATGGGTGCCGAGCGTGATGGCAAGGTCTATTGCCACCTTAAAAGCACCACTCGTGGTCGCCAACAGCGCAACGGTTGGAACCCTCTTCAAAGAGGTGAATGGATTGACCTAGCGTTGATCCAGGCTGCCTAACCATCCCGCCCCGCGCAAGCGGGGCACCTTCAACCAGGAGACCACAATGCAAACCACCAAAAAATACGCCCGCACCTTGGAAGAAGCCTTCGGCCCCGGCCACCGAGGCGGCATCTATGAGTCGTGCCCCGATCTCGATCTTGCTGACAAGGTCGTTGTCGCAGTCGCAGGGATCATCCTCTTTGGCCTGTTGATCGCCATCTGCGCTGGAGTAATCTGATGCAAGACAAGCTCAACGCCGAGATCGATAAGATCGTCGCGGAGATGTCGCCGCCAGTGAACTCCATCGGAATGCTTGCCACCGATGATGTGGTGCGCCTTGTGCGCCAAGCGGCCACGAAGGGAGCAATGGCTGGCTGGGTGGCTGGCGAACGCACAGCACGCGCTTACTGGGGCAAAGAGATGGACAAACTGCGCGAGATGATCAAAGAATGAGCGGCCCACACTTTGAAAGTTGGTCGCACGAGAACCTTGTCAAGTTCGCCAAGGAGGCTTACGAGAAGCTCCAGAGGCAAGATGAGGAGTTGCAGAGTTTGCGGCTTAAACAGCAGGAGAAAAATCATGTGGGATGACTTCCTCTACAACCTGATTTACTGGAGCCGCTTCATTGTGGCGATCGTTTTGGTGTTGCTACTGGTGGAGGCTTTTGGTGGGCAGTAACGTCAGAATCAACCGCGTCCGAGAAATCCTACGCGCTACGCCAGACGGCATGACAGTTGCCCAGTTAGCAGAAGCCGCTGGCACCGATACATCTCACGTTCACCGGATGATCCACAGATTTCCCGACGCCTACATCGACCGCTGGCTAAAGGCAGGCCAGCGCTGCACCGCTATCTGGTGCGTCGTTGTCCCGCCCGAGAACTGCCCTAGACCTGAAAGAAAGAAATGACCTGCACCTGTCACCCCGAATCGCCGTTCCTGTGGCGCAAGACGCCACGCCCGTCGGTTTTCTCAAAGGATAACACCGCGCTGCTGTCTCGGCAGGCAACCTCCTATGTAGAATCTGAACGCGCAAAAAATCGTGATGTTGGCCATATTCCTGGCATCACCGAGAAACAGCGCTTTCTCCAGCCCCGCCGTTTCGTTATCTTTTCACGAGCATGATCGATTACTCATATCCCTGCATGATGGCTGAGACGGCCCTCAAAAATATGTACAACGCCGCAATCGAAGGGCGGCTAGACGATGCCCAGGAGTTTGCGCTTGAAGCCGTCACTCAGGCACGCTTGACATACCAGGCGCTAGAGCACATGAAGCAGGCTATACGCGTGCCATAAGGTACAGCCCGACGTTTGAGAAAGCGTAACCCGCATAGACCACCGTCATGTGCGGGTTGCCCTTGAAGAACTGCTCTACAGCCACGTAGGCATAGGCAAGGCCCGTCGCAATGATCAGCCAGCCGCTCACAGTTTGTTTACATCAATGACTTGGCCACGGAACTGTATAGCACCTGGTGCTAGAGCATGGACAAGCTCTGGCCACAGCAGTCGGCCGTTGTAGAACGTCAGAACAGCGAATCCCGAGCGCCAGTTCGTGGGATTGTCTTCAAGGTAGTCAAGAAATTGCGGCCCATTTGGCTCGGCCAGGGTACCTGTATCTACGCCGAATCGCTCTCCGTTGTAATCTGAGAACGGCGTCACCTTGAGCGAATGCAGGTGCCCGGTAACGATCGTCTTGCCGCTGTTCACGGTGTTGTTATGCGTCGCGTGAACGCCGCCCTTCATCCTGTGCTTGATCACTACATCTTCAGTCGGCCAGCAAGACCAGCAGGGAATCCAGGCTGGGAAATGGTCTTTGAGCTTGAAGCCGCCGACGGCCATAAACTCGGGAACTGTGTTCGCCAGCCGGTTCTCAAAGCGGGCATCATGGTTGCCCAGCGTCCAGACTAGCTTAGTTCCTCTGCGAGCTTTTTTGGCCTCGTCTTCGATCTCGCCCAAATACATCTCGCAGGCTTTGAGTTCTTGGACGACGGAGGGTTTGCTGTCCCAGCCCACTCGTGGGAATCTACTGATGGCAGCGCCATCAAATGCGTCTCCATTGTTGATTACGGCCTTGGGCTTGAGTTCTCTGATCGCCCACAGCAGACCCTTGAATGCCGTTGTTCGGATGCTAGGCCAGAAGTGGGCGTCGCTGAAGACGATCACGGTGCCATTTTCAATGCCTAGCGAATATCGAGCAGAGTGATTCTGTGGCGGCTTATTCAGCGGGTTGACGCGCTTGTCGTTTGACAGAAGCAGAATATTGTGCCTGCTTTCAATCGCGCGTCGGCGTGCGTGTACCTTTCGCTCAGTGATGCCGATCGCAATCGCCAGCCTGGTTGCGCTCTTGTGGACGTTCCAGAGTTCGATAAACTCGTCGTCACTCAGATTTGTCCGCATCTTTGATCCCTAACACGCGCTCAAGCACGTTAATTACTCGGTGCTCGGCACTCTCTAGTTGCTCTGGCGTAGACTTTTGATCTTGAGCAACAGAGACCAATTCGTACAGGAAGACGTGAAGTGTTTCATGCAGCGCTGTATTAGACAGCGACTGCGGAGTAATCGGGTCGCTGCCAAAATCGCCCAGGCGATAGATTGCTAGGCGAGCCGGGTTGTCACACTCGACAGAGGCCATCGCGTTCTTGGCGGCACGCGAACCCCTCTCAATTCGCCAGTCGTGCAGGTTCAGCACCTGCTGCCAGTGCTTTACAAAACCGTCGAATTGCTTGGCTTGCTCTGCGCTCGGTTTGTTAGGCATGGTTAAGTCATTCTCAACGCAGCGTCTTTCACCTCTGTGACACGCCGACCCCAGCCCTTTCCAAAGGTATCCCAGGTCGGCAAGGACTGCAAGAAGGCCAGCCGGGTCGCTTGGTACTTCTCGACAATGGCTTTGGCGTCCATCTCTTGCACCTTGGCCAGTGTACCGGGGCCAATAGCGCCATCAGGCACAGCGCCTACAGCCGTTTGTAGCCACTTGGAGGCTCGGCCTGGACCGCTGTTGATCGCTGCGTCAAAGACGGCGTAATCCACGCCAGCGGGCAGTTCGTCGCCGCGCACCTTGTCCCAGTATTTTCGTCTATACAATGTATCTACATCAGCGGGCGTCAGCGCACGCATAGCCTTTTCGTCCACCTCGTGGCCAACCCACTCTTCCCAGACGCGCTTGGTTACTCCTAAATTAGTCATCCCCCCGGGATCTTTTGGGTGGTTAACAAAGTTTCCCTCGTGGTGGAGGATGGCTTTGAGGGCTTCGTCGAAGTTTTCTTTCATTTGATTGCCGGTGCTTTAGACAACATTTCCGTCTTGGCCTGGGAGCCAGCAGACGAGCCAAAATAGTAGGCGATGATGCCCGTCCAGGCGGTGGAAAGCGAACCCAACATCATCAGGATCGTGGGGTTGTTGCCGTCAACCTTGCCGAACATCATCATCGCCAAAATCCCGAAGAAGCCGACGGTGATGATGGCCGCCAGCGCCGGAGGCACGATAGACCGGGTGGTGGCCTGCATCTCGCGAGCAGACTTGCGATCTTCAACTTCCAGCTTGGCAAAGTTAAGACCAAGCTCCTGCGCTTGTTTTTGAAGCTCAATTTCCGCAACCTTGACCTGCGCGATCTGCTCTGCCGTCAATTTGTTGTTGGAAATCATGTCCTGCACTTGGTCAGGGTCAACGCCGACAGCCTTGCTGATTGCTGAAACCGCCATGCCAGCCAGCGGCCCACCCAGCGCCGTGGCGATCGTGGGTGCAATTTGTTTAAGCCAATCCATTACTGTTTACTCCTTGAAAGCATAGTTGCCGCAATTTGCAAAAGAATCCGGTACGAATCTACATCTGGCGGCTCTTCTTTCCAGCCCACCGTGATCTGCCCGACCAGTTTACCCGGCTCGGGCGGAACACCCACCCGGCACCCGTAGGTCATTCCCTTTTCCAAGTACCACAGGCCGATCTCGGACTGCGCCGTCTTATAGGCGCCGCAAGGTATTTCGCCAGCCATAAGCGACACGACATCACGGTTGTTAGATGCGTTAGAAGTAAACAACCCGACATCCAGTCCCTCGTGCGTCTTCTCGCGGCCCTGTTTTGTATATGCCCTGTGTAGCACCCTAGTACCGAACATGGGATTAACTTTGAAGATCGCCACGACCGCAGCGTCTGTGTTTTTGAACAGGTGCGCCGCTACGTCCTCGACTCTGTCTTCAGCAATCGCTGGCAGCTTCTGCTGCTCCTTGTACGCCCCTAACAAAAACGCCTGGTTCTGCCAGACAAAGTATCCGACGAACGCAAAGACCGCCATAAGCAGGATGGCAAACAGCTTGAACGGAGAATCCACATACCCTAAGACCTTCTCAATCAGGCTGTTGTGGTTGATCTTCTCCTCACTCATGCTAATTTGTGAACAAACCAGCCGCCCTTGCTCTGCGATTGCGTTCCTCAGTCAATTCCAAATTAGTCCCTAGCAATCCGGCCTGATAAGCGATATTTCCAATGGCTGGATAGTTTGCATCAGGCAGCACGCTTGCTGCTCTTGATACTCCTCGCCCAACCCTGCCAGCTCCGTACAGCGCTTCACCCATCAGGCGAGGAGACGAAACAGCAGCCATGCCAGCAGCAGCAGGAAGACCGCCAGTGCCAAATGCGCCAAGAACAGTCGGAACTGCCGTTGCTCGTTGCAGACCGCGAGGAGCAATTTCACTCATGGCTTGACCAGCAAGTGCTGGCATCATTTCACGCCCGCCAGCCGCCTCAAGCTCTCTAGCCAAATTGATTCGTTGGCCGTAGTTTGTCTGTACGTTGTTACGCATAAGCGACTGCAACTTACGCATTGCCGTATCAGCTGACGCTTTTTGACCCAAAGAAAGAGAACGTTCAATTTCTCGAATCAGATCACTTGCATCGCTGTACGCCTTCATGGTCTTGGCGTATTCAGGCGCTTGGTTTGTAATTTCTTTCTTGATCGAATCGTAGATGCCTCCAGCAACAGTGCGTGCTGTTCTTTGCTCGTAAGGGATGTTTTCCAAGATGCCGCCGATCTTTTGCTTCAGCGCGTCTAAACCCTCTGGCGTATGGAATTGAGCCGGATCAAGACTCTTCCAATTGCTGATTTCTGATTTAATTTCAGATACAGCATCTGCGGCTTTTTGATTTCTAACTTGTCCTTTAAAAGTTGCAATGTTCTCTGCGGTGTTGATTGCTTTATCAATGCCAGAAAAATTTAATATGCTTGTGTCAGCTTTAACCGCAGCCATATTGGCTCGATACTCGGCCTGCTTGGCAGCATTGATCGCCGCCAAGTTTTGCTTTGCAACATCAAGAACAGCTTCAGCCGGAACATTGCCTCGCAAGTTTTCTTTGAACAGCTGACCAATATCGCCACCCTCGTAGCCAGCACGCACTGCTTGTCTAGCAGCTTCAGTTCCAACACCAGTGGTCATGCCAACGGCAGGCGCAACACTTCGTCCAGCCGCTGCAACGCCTTTAGCTGTTAGCTGAAGCGGATCAACCATCTGGGCGGCTTGCGACAGTTTTGTTGCGACTGCACCTTTGGGTGCCAAAGAAGCGCCACCAGTTAGAAAAGTAGACAAGTCAGCCATCACGCCTGCGGGATCACTGGCGATTGCGCGCTTTGCACCTTCAATGCTGCCGTATCGATCTGAATAAAACTGGCCGACTTGATTGGCAACTTCTCTGGATGCCTTGTCTTCTCCGAGAAGTTTTACAAAATTCTCAGGAAGAAGGTTTTGCAATCCACCAGCGCCAATGTCCAAAATTCCTTTGACAGTTTTTACTGGGCTTGTCACAGCCTCGTACAAACCTTTTGCAAGATTGAACGTAGAAGAAGGCAAGTTCAACACAGCACCAGTTGCAACCTCACCAGCGGTCAATGGTGCTGGTTCCTGTGATGCTCTAGGGG